TATCACGTTCAACCAGGCATATAAGTTCCCAACAGCAGATGGTACTGCTAACCAAGTACTGCAAACAGATGGTAGTGGCGCACTTAGTTTTGCAACAGTAAGCGGTAGTAGCGATGTTGTGGATGATACTACACCACAACTAGGTGGCGACTTGGATGTGAATGGACAAACCATTACCAGTGCTAGTAACGGCAATGTTATTATTACACCAAACGGCACAGGCAACATTGGTATGTTTGGCACACCTGCTATCGACGGTGTCCATATTGTAGGCACACAAGAGTTTAGAGTTGGCAATCACTTTGTCACAGAAGACAGAGACTTTGTTAGTCTCACAGCAGATGGAACCAACAGTGACATCCGTGCCAACAACAACAAGATGCGTTTTTTCAATGACCAGGGTGATATGGAGTTCTACACCAATGGCACAGCTGGCACAGACAATCTAAGATTTACCATTGCTTCAAATGGTAATATGACTGTAGCAGATGGCACTATCAACTTTAACATCAACAGTCACGACGGCACAAATGGTCTACAGTTAGGTGGCACACTAGTAACTGCCAGTGCAGCAGAACTCAATATCCTCGACGGTGTAACAGCTACAACATCAGAACTAAACTATCTTGATATTACCACTCTAGGAACTTCGCAAGCATCCAAGGTTGTAACTACCGATTCAAACAATGATGCAACCATTGGCAACGATTTAACAGTTAGCAATGACTTAACAGTTGGCGGAAGTTTAACATTATCCGGTGCTGATATTAGTTTTGCAGATAATGGCGGAACATACCCAACAGACAGCGGCGGATTCTTCTGGGATCTCAATAACGACGAAGCAAGAATTTATGCTCAACAACCTAGCAGTGATGCTATTAATTTCTTCTTCAAACTAAGTGACAACAACGGCTCAAGCGACCGATATATATTCTGGATTGATGACTATAGAGGACAGTCATATGATAGATTCCCTCTTACAATGCATGGCGATAACGTCTACTTTAACTGTACATATTCAGGTGAAGGTACTCCGAATTATTCAACAGCAGGTGCTCGTATTGTTGGCTCCCAAATGTCAATTGGCACAAACTCGCCTACAAGCGGAACAAAACTACACTTACACGACACAAATGTAGATTTAGAATTTGCTTGTAACCACGACAGTAACCAAAGTGCTAGAATATTATCTTACGATAGAGGTACAAGCACTGAGTCTGGCCTTGAGATACGTGGCGATCATATACATTTAAATACAGATGGCACCGACAGAATTCAAATTGCAGATTCAACAACCACTATTACAAACGCATTGTCGTGCTCGTCTACTATAAGTGCCACTGGTAATATTTCAACAAGTGGGGTATTTGATGGTACAGCAACAAGCGCACAATACGCTGACTTGGCAGAAAATTATCTAGCTGATCAAGCATATCCAGTTGGTACAGTACTGGAAATTGGCGGTGATGCTGAAGTAACTGTTGCTGCACAAGACTCTTATAGAATTGTTGGTACAATCAGTGAAGCCCCGGGTTATTTGATGAACTCGGGATTAGAAGGCGAACACGTGGTTCCAGTTGCTTATATTGGGCGAGTTCCGTGTAGAGTACAAGGCACTGTAAACCGAGGCGATTTTCTTGTAGTAGGAGATACACCTGGTGTAGCAGTTGCTAAACACCCAATGAATATACTAATGGGAACTGCAATTGGTAAAGCACTTGAAGATTACGATAGCAACGAAGAAGGCGTAATAGAAATATTAGTAGGAAGACTATGAGATCACTATCCGCACCTAAATCACCACTACAAAAATTACACAGTACCGATTATGAAGGTGAGTGGATCAATGTACTGCTAGGTCAAGGCAAAATTGACAGACGCTTTATCAAGCCTGAATTGATTTTTGAAAATCCTAGCGGTAATGCTCTTTGCTTGGGCAACGGTAAAAGCAGATTAAATCGCAGTCTTAAAAAAATTGAAAACAGCAATAACATAAAAATCTTAAGATATTACAATGTAATCTATGGATGCAATGCTATCTATAGAGAATGGATGCCAGACTTTTTAGTTGTTACCAATCAAATACTAGCAGCAAAACTAGATGAAGAATACAGAGACATAGCATATAGCAGTCAAGAAGTTGCTAGAAGGTACCCAGGTTTTAATTTTATGCCAGGCGGACATAGACTAGACGCAGGTTCTAGTGCTGCATATCTTGCAGCGTTTCACGGTGCAAAGCGTGTATTTCTTTTTGGGTATGATGGGCAAGCACAACCTGGATATAACAATAACATCTATGCAGGAAGTGAACATTATCCCAGCGAAACAGACGAAGTATTGGATGCCAACTGGATGAGAAATCTTAAAAATGTAGTAATCACATATAATGATGTTGAGTTCTATAGAGTAACAACAAATCCCGAAGACAACTATAGAGAACTGCTTAAATTACCTAACTATAAACCTGTTAACTTCAACCAATTCATCAGTCTCGCTGATCTCTAATAAATCAAGAACACTTTCAATTTTACTCTTTAGTTCGTTATTTTTAAGAGCATTGTATAGTGCTGGGTGCAACGGCTTTGGAAAATTATCTATGCCACTCCACGCATACCCTTTGTGTTCACTGTTTAAATTGGGTATAAATTCTTTATCTACTAAACAAACAAACATATGAAATTCAAATTTGCCGTCGTTGCTAACAAACAAATCAACAGGTATAGTTTTTCTAACTATAGGCAAAAAACCAATTTCTTCCTGGATTTCTCTACTTAAACTTTCAATTACAGTTTCGCCTAGTTCTGCTCTACCGCCTACAGTTGCCCAGGTATCTGTGTAAGTGTCGTCGGCTCTCATTAAAAACAAAAATCTTTTTGTTTGTGTTGAAAGGAATAATGCCCCTGCTGCTCGTATTCTTGTGCGTTTTTGTAATTTCTTAGGCATACTAATATATATCTATTAAAATACCAGACTCCACTGTCCTGCAGGATATTCGCCTTCCCAACTCTTAACCCAGTCGTCGCCGTTCCATTTGTATTGTACACCAGTGGTTAGGTTTGTAACAAATTCCTGTTTGTCTGTGTTGCTGCTCCAGCTTACCATCCACTCGCTGCCGGTGTATTCGATAATATCGTAAGTATCGGCTACAAGATCGATTAAATTGCTTTTCCAAGCATCTGCACCATCAAAACTATCATCACCAACCTTTCCGCTGTTGATAGGATTTAGCAACAAGTATCTTTGTCCAACTGCCGAAGCGGGTAAACCATTAACACCTGGTGCACTTCTACTAGGATCAATGATAGCCGACACAGGAGGCAAACTATTTGCTGGTGTAGTGTCAACATCGACATTAAACAACAATACATTAGGATCAGTAGGATGATAACTCACAGTACCTATTACTTCACTGAGTGTATCTGGATTGTCTTTTCTTAGACGCAATTGTGTAATGCCGTTTTTAAGTTCGCCAAATGTATTAACATACGGTGCCCACGGTGTGTTGGTGGTATTTTTTGGTAACTCTGATAAATCGTCTCCAGTATCAACACCACCACTTGGATAGATAGTAGCTTGACCATTGAGTATTAACAGATTATGCCCAGTTGGTGTGGTATATAATCTTTCGCCTAGTCTGTTACTGGCTTCCAGTATGTCGTCGCTGAGATTACCAGTGCTGTTATAAATGCTGCTGATAATACTTTCAATAACACCAAGCTTTTTAAGTTTAGCAGGCGGCGATATCCAAATTGGGCTACTAAAGCCTAGTGTAGCAATATCCAACTGCTCTTCTCCGCCTATAGGAACAGTACGGCTACTATAGTTTACATTTTCCAGCTTCATATAACTTAAACTGGTCCAGTCTATATAATTGTCTGTGCTTTGTATTTCGAAGTCTGGATTAAACAGCACCAGTATCTGCTCAAGCAATTGTAGTTTTTGTTCAGTGTTGCTGGTCCAAATATCTATATTGTATTGTAGTTCGTATGGAACAGGCATATGACGTTCAACAGTAAACGCTTTTCCAGGATCTGTGGTAAAAGACTCTGTGGTAACATCATAGCGTTTTTGTCTAATATTCATTCTATCAACAAAATTCGGCTCTTGCATTCTTTCTTGATTGTAGTCAAGTCCGGTGATATACACACTGATAACTGGTACATTTAGCATAGTATTCTCGCTGTTGTTCATAAGAATACTAGAAGTCATTTTCTCGCTGGTAGCGTATTTTACTGGCACACGACGATACACAGGATTGCCGTCGCTATCATCACCGAATTCAACTTCAAAGTAGCTGAACACACTAACAATCTGTGAAATATATCTTCTTATCTGTTTATCGTAGAAAAAATTGGTCATGTGTTATCGGCCTTGGGTTTGATAGCACTGCTCAGTGCTTGTTGTGTATTAAAGGTACGACCGTCATTGGTACTAAACTCTTCTGCAGTGTTAATAAAGCTTCCTAACTGACTGCGACTTTCGTCTGGAATATAACTGTATCTAACTTTGTCTTCGATTTTAACCCACTTGTTACCATCGTATCTAAATAATCTATTAGGATAAAAGTCCAGTCTCAACACAAAATCTCCTTCGTCTGGGTCGCTTGGGAAACTGGTAGCAGACTGTACAGGAAAGCCACTTGGTGCCAGTCCGTCGCCAGTAAGATAACCGTCGTATGCACTGGCAGTTGGGCTGGCTTTTTCGAGATCGGCTGTATACTTGCCACTGTCTGTGGTAATACTGATATCGTCTGCAGTAGGAGCATCGTAAACATTTACACTGTCGTCTTCTTTGGTTGGCAGTGTATATAGGTCATCTGTGTTATAACCTGCAGCAGGAACATCTAGCTTGGCTTGTTCTACAACAGCATCGTTGATGTCAATTTCTTTGTTGTATGTTGATAGTATTTCGCCTAGCGGATTGCCACTTTCTTCGTCAACAGCATTGTTGAGTATATCTTGATATTCTTGGCTGTTAACCATTGGAGTAGCTTTGACTCTCCACAAGTGAGGCCACCAAGTTGAGCTATATCCTTCGGCAGCACGAGTAGCATCTTGTACAACATAATACTTGCGTAGAGCATACGGTACTGTATCTTCTAGTGGCCAATCATCACGCAGATGAGGCAACTCTAGTACATCACCTGACATAATTTTTCTACCAAGACGCTCAACCATATCAGTTAAATGGAAAGTTATAAACAGTGTATCGTTTTGTAAAAACAATCCAAACTGACTGAGATCAAAATCCATGTCATTGACATTGTAATGCCCGCGAAGATTGTAAACATCTGGATCATATATTCTATCTCTGTTTTCTAAAAACAGCAAGTCCTGTATGTTTTGTTCACTTTGATTGCTATACTGTGGTAGTTCTGGGGATGTACCATCGCCGTTGTCACTGCCAAGATACTTGTGTATGTTGATACCAGTGCCACCAATAGTGAACTGCTCTCTAGCACGGTCATTAAAAAACTTGTAATCGTGGCTGCGATTTTCACGCCACAAGCTTATTCTTGGCATAGTCGGATCCTTTTATATAATGTATTTATGGCACTTGGTTGACAGAACACTTCTGTCATGCTAATATAGTTTGTAGGTAATGCTATAGGAGGTTATCATGATTGACGATGAAGAATGGTTAGAGTTTATTGCGGAGGCTGATATATACAGTGGACCGTTGACAATCGGACAATTATTTTGTAAGCTGTTTGAAGTTAGCGATGATGAAATTTCCAATGCAGACGAAGATAGCGTTTGGCAGTTAATTGTAAACAAATACCGGAACAAAGGGTAAGATCTTGGCAAAAGCAAATAAAGTAGCAGCAAAACCTAAAAAGAAAACAGTACGTGCAACCCGCCGCGGTGCAAATATGTTGCCTCTTATGCCTTTAAAAGGTATTACTTGGCACAAAGCACAATACTATACACACTATGAAGTAGAATCAAAAGAGTGGCTAACAACTGTTAAATCATATATTAAAAAACACTACGACAAGAAGTTGGTTACTGCAATCAACAAGTTACCGGATTGGAA